ATGGGGGACTGCCTTTTGACCGACAACCGTCTCAACGCGCTGGAACGCGAGACTACCAGCCTTGATCTGCGCGCTATATGGGGAACCAGCCCCGACGCAGTAGAGGCCAGGAACGAAGAGAACGCCACCGCTATTGCGATGACGCTCTCCAAGCTGACGGCAACCGATGTGGCGCTCATTTGCTCCGCGCTCCAGGTTGCCCCAGATGCGCTACTTCATTGCATCCGCCATGATCTTGGCCGGGTTGACGCCTAGGGCCTCGCATATGGCCACATAGGTCGGCATTGGGATGGCCCTCTCCCCTTTTAGGTAGCGACCCACCGCCATTGCGGAGATCTTAGCCTTAGTTGCGATCTCCGCATTGGTGGGCGGCTCCGGCATTCTTGCGATAGCAACCCTCAATTCCGTTGCGATCTTGACTGTCACTGGGCTAACTTTCTCTGTCATGCCTCCACTCTAAACCATCCGGTTAGAAATAACCACTCTGCGAATATGGATAACCGTTTGCTTAACAGCTAACCGTATGGTTAGAGTTGAGACATGGAAAACATCAACGCAACGATCACCAAGAAGATCGAATATGAAAAAGCCCGCCTCAACGTCCCGTGGGGCACATTGGCCGAGAACGCAGGCATGTCGCTAACGAACTTCAACCGGAAGCGCGTAGGAGGGAAGGATTGGTCGGCGACCGAAGTAGCCCGCCTGGCTGACTTTCTTCGAGTTCCGTTTGCCGAGTTCTTCCCCAGCGAGCTAGTCGAGGCCAGAGCATGAGCGCCACGGAGACAGCCAAGAAGGCGTATACGGTCCAGGAGGCCGCTGTGGCCTACGGAGTTAGCCCGGACGTCATAAGGGCCCACATCAAGGCTGGGAGCCTCGTGGCGCGATACCCAACGTCTCGGCCGATTGTCGGAGCCGAAGAACTTAACGACTGGTTCGAAGCTCTCCCCGAAGATTCCCCCTCTAAGTAACACCGAACCACTGCCGCAGCGCAAAGCGCCGGCCGCCCACTCTGGGCCCGTATCACCAAGACCGTTGTCTGACGGCAAGCCTCCCGCTGAGAAAGGTCCAATTGTCATGCCCGAAAACGATCCTGAACACGATTTCCTTGCAGAGCTTCGCCCCATGGGATTCGTTGGTGCGAAGAATCGACTCATTGAATGGGCGATGGAGGCCGGTGAGCGGCTGAGTGTTCGCGACGCCAAGAGCATTGCTGGCGCCGTCGTCAACGCTGCGGACATGGACGACTACAAGCGCATTACCCACGGCGACCCTGTCGGTGAAGGCGTAGCTCGTCGCTGGTTCCATTTCAAGCACAACCTTGAAGTGGTGGCGGCGTAGTGGATGACGATGACTTCAAGGACCCTAGCTTCCTTGCTGCACTGACTTGGGACAACGGCCCGGCCGCGCTGTCCTACCGTTCAACACTGGGTCCTTTCGTCTACTTCCTCAAGTCAGGCAACACCATCAAGATAGGTTGCTCTGCGACTCCGGAGATGCGGGCGGATCAGATCAGCCGTGGCGGGAAAGCAAAGCATCCCTCTGCGGGTCTCGCTGCCCGCCCGAAGTTGTTGGCGTACGGGCCGGGTGGGTTCGCCCTTGAGGCTGAGTATCACTACCAGTTCTATGAGGACCTTGACCGCGGCGAATGGTTCTTTCCGTCGCCGGGTCTCATCCAGCTAATCCATGACACTGCGATGTTGCAGGCGCGGCTGGAAGTGGAACATCAGGCTGCCTACTACCAGAGCGCAGTGCTATCCCATGGGTGGCCTGCTCAGACCTTCGACCTGGACAAGCTGACTCGAAAGCGTTTCAAGAAGCTTCTCCGCAACCTTCCACGAAAGGCCACTCCATGACCCGCCTAGCCCGCCTCTTCCGCCGCAAACCTTGCCGCTACCACCACCGCAGCACGGGCCCGGTAGTCATCAACCCTGACCGCGCCGAGGTCGTGCATGTGTGGGGGCAGCGATGAACAGTGTTGAGGCTGAACTTGAGTCGAACATCCAACGCGTCATGCGGGAGCAGAACGTCACGCGCAATCAGGCTGAACCCGTGGCACGGGCGTCTATCCGGCTTGAGGAGGCTCGGGCTGAACGTGTTGAGGTTGCGCGCCTATTGGTCCGTGACGCCGCCCGCGAGCACTACGCACAGCTTAACTAACCCCGCCGCCTATCCGGGCGGCTTATCTATAGGAGAAACAATGTCAGCTATCCAGATAATTTCATGGATTTTGATTGCAGTGTCGCTGTGCCTTAGCGGGTACTCGATACATCAGTGCCGTAGGGCTAAGAAGATGATGGACGGTTTCGCCGCTAAGGCCATGACGCGTCGGCGCTAGGCGGTTGCTGTCGCGTCAAACCCTCTGCTAAGTCCATCCACCTGTCGCTCAATCTGCTGGTGCATTGTTGTGTCGATGCCCGCTTCTTGAAGTGATTTCGCCAGGGACTGCAACGCGATCGTGTTGGCCACGGTAAGTTCCGCGATTGCAGCGATGGTCATGCCAAGATCGGTGACTTTGTCATCGCCAACTGGTTGTGCCATTTCGCGACAGCCGCGGTACGCCGCCTCCAAGTAGTCAAATACATTCTCGCTGGCAGTGTCTTCTGTCATCGAAGATCTCTCTTTCTGTAGGTGCGCAATCGCGCATGGTGTGACACCCAGAGCCTACCGATAGGGCAAGTAGAGGCGCCCATGATGACGCCACCCCAAAAAACAAGGCGCCCACCATGCACGGTGAGCGCCTTTTTCGTACCCAAATCTAGGAGTAACTAATGAGCAGTCTACAAGTAATCACGGCGCCGGCGAAGGAATGGATCGCGGCGCTGAACCGATTGGCCCCGGCGATGGTAGGTAAGAAGGCCGTTCCGATCCTGCATGCGGTCCTCATCGACCCCGCATCACGCACCCTGTCCGGCTTCAACTACGAGACGTCAGCGGTCACGACGATTGACGCCGAGGGCGACGGTGAACCGTTCCTTGCCAACTGGCGTCGGCTGTTGGATTCGATCAAGATCACGACAGGCTTGGACAAGTCGGCGCAGGTTTCGGTATCTGCCACGGATGAGCGGGTGACAGTCACTGCATGCGGCTACGAATTGCATATCGAGTCGATGAAGCTGGCCGACTATCCCGACATTCCGCTTGTCGCATCGGATGCTGTTGTGCGAGTGGCCGCTTCTGAGTTTCGGGCGTCACTGTCCCGCGTCTCATCGGCCGCGACAATTGACGACAGCCTGCCCATTCTGACGGCCGTCCAGTTGAACATGATCAGCGGAAAGCTGAGCATGGTCGCTACTGACCGCTATCGGCTCGCAATGGACAGCGTGAGTGGCGAAGGCAGCGGCAGCGGCACGTTCCTACTCCGGGCTCGTGCCGCCAAGGCATGGGATAAGCATCTTGTAGGCGACGCCCTTGAAATTGGCATTTCCAAGGGCGCCCTGATCGTCAAGACCGAGATGGTCACGTTTACCTCGATGGGCGTGGACGGTGACTACCCGAAGATTACGAGCCTCTTCTACAGGGACGCGGCGGGGGCGTTCGAGGTTGACCGGGCCGTGATGCTGGAGTCGGCGAAGGTCGCCATGGCAATGGCCGAACTCAACACTCCCTGCTTTATCCGGATGTTTGCAGGAGGCGCGGAGGTCACTTTCAACGACAGCCTGTTTGGAATCTCCAAAGCGCCCATCGCGCCAGGGGCTGCGGTAGTGGATGGCACGGAGGACATTTCCTTTGGGCTCAATCCCCGCTACTTCGTGGAAGCTTTGCAGCGCATCCCAACGAAGAATGTCCGGATCTCGTACGTGTCCGAGATTAGGCCTTTCTCAATCACGCCGGAGGGTGTTGCCGCTGGCGATGACGAGGCGCTGAACTTTTTGATCCAGCCCGTCAGGATGCCAAACCGTGGCTAGCCCCGCAGCCCTTGAGGATCTGGACTGGCCCACGGACGCTCTCAACTGGCTTGAGGCCTACGCGTGGTCCGGCTTGGACTTCACCGCCGATGATCTCCGCAAGTCTGTCCGCCCGGCCCCGCACGGCAACATGGTCGGCGGCGTTTTCCAGGCGGCCCGGAAGCTCGGCATCATCCGGCCCATCGGCTTTACCGAATCCAACACCCCGTCCCGCAAGCACTCGGTCATCCGGGTGTGGCGCGGCGTCAACGAAGGAGTAAGACAATGACACGCAGGTGGGTTGATGACCATACGCCGTTCCCGAAGGACAAGCGTTGGGTGATGTGTTGCGAGGCGCCAGGCTGCACGACGAAGTCTGAACCGTCCGCTGAGCAGCCGCCTTTGGAGCAGTTCGTTGCGGCCGGTTGGTTCATTGGCTGGACATGGGGCGACATTTGCCCGACCTGCCTAGCTGCCGGCGTCGTGCCCCAGGACAAGCCGCACCAGTTGATGGAGGCGACCCAGTGAACGCGATCTTCTACCTTCTCGTGGCTGCGTCTCTCGCGGGCCCGTGGATTCCGTACTACGCCCGCAAAGAACGAGACAGCAAAGAGGAATCCAATGTCTGACCTGATCGAACTCCCGACCCCGCACACTGACCCGAAAGCGCAGGACCGTTACCGGCGTGAACGTGTGGCCCTTGCTACTGACTCTGCCCTCGTTGACCGGCAAGAGGGCGCGGACACGATCAAGCGGGCGCTGGGGATCGCATGACCTGCAACCACCGCGACCGGGCCTGCACAGACTGCGCCCGTGACTGGATCGACCGGCTAAGGGGTAAGTGATGCACGACATGACCTGCAACTTTTGCGGCGCCGGAGTCAGCGGCACCATCACCGAGATGATCGATTGGTCCGAGCGTCACGACCATGAATGCCCCGGCCCGAAGAAGAAGCCATGACCGCCTACACGCCCGCTGATCTTGCCGCCCGGAAGTATGGCGCGACGTTGTATCTGCAAATGCCAGGTCAGCGTCTCCCGTGGCGATTCACCAAAGTCACAGAGACCGGATGGAAACGCACAGACGGACTCGCGCACGGCCAATGGGTCAGCCATGAACAACTAGCCGACATCGCCAATGAAGGCATCATCACCAACCCATTTACCAAGGAGACACCGTGACCCTTCACATCTATGAAGACCTCGACCAGGGTACGCCGGAGTGGTTCGCGGCTCGTGCTGGTATCCCGACAGCCTCAGTCATGCACCACTTGATCACTACTGGCTCACCTGATGCGCTGACGATTGATTGTCCCAACTGCGGATCAACTGCTGGTGATCCGTGCATGAGTCTGGCGCGCAAGATCCCGGCGCCGATCAAGACGGTGCACGGCGAACGTTCCGCCGCTGCCTCTGCCCTGCCGCCCGTGTATCGCGTGGCTGACAATCTCGGCTCACAAGGCCTCACCGCGACACTGGCTGCCGAGCGCATCACTGGCCATGTCGAACCGATGGCGACTTCACGGGACATGGAGCGCGGCACTCTTGATGAACCCTACGCCCGCGATGTGTACAGCGAGCGTTACGCACCAGCCACTGTGCTGGGCTTCATGGTTCGCGACTTCGGCGGCTACTCCATTGGCTATTCACCGGACGGGATGGTTGGTGACGATGGCTTGCTTGAGATTAAGTCGCGCAAGCAGAAGATCCAGCTTGGCACATTCCTGGACGATGAAGTTCCTGCCGAGAACATGGCGCAGCTACAGACGGGCTTGCTTGTGTCTGGACGTGACTGGATCGACTACATGTCCTACGCGGGAGGCATGCCGCCGTACATCAAGCGCGTCTACCCGTCGAACGCATGGTTCGACGTCATCCACCAAGCCGCTGCCGCACTGGAAATAACCGCTGCGGACATGCTCGACAAATACCTGAAAGCGACCGATGGAAACGAGCCCACGGAACGCATCGACCACTACCTTGAATTGGAGTTGAAGCTATGAAGGTTGCAGTAAAGCCACGTTCTGATCAGTGGAACGCAGATGATTTCACTGGCGGCCCACGAACGTTCACCATCGCCGGGGCAAAGCATGGAACCGCCGAAGCGCTCTACGACATCGAGTTGGCAGAGGGTGAAGGGCGCGTCTGGCGGCCGCCGAACGGGATGCTATCCGTTCTTATCCAGCTCTGGGGAGACGAAGCTTCCGAATGGATTGGCCGTCGCGTAACCCTGTTCAAGGATCCATCGGTCAGGGTCGGCAAAGACGTTCCTGGCGGCATCCGAATCTCTCACATGTCCGACATTGGACCTAAGGGCGCATCGCCCAGCATCACAGTGAGCAGGGGGCAACGGCGGCCCTATCCGGTCAAGCCACTACTGGACCCTGTACAGCGCAACTGGCAGCAGGAGATCTTGACCGCCACGGACACGGCGACGCTCAACCAGCTCTGGACCGAAGCGCCCGCAGAATACCAAGCCGCAATGATGGCGCGGGCCGAACAACTCAAAACACCAACGGAAGGAGTCGAGGCATGAGCGGCGAAATTATCGACCAGCCGGACAAGGTCGCTTTCCGGAACGACATCGGCAACGACATTGCGTGGGGCAATCTCGACTATGGCGACGCTTCCGACGAGCAGAGGGCCGAGTTTGAGGCCAGCTACGAGATCGTCAAAAACGGCAATGCCGAATGGTTCCACACTGACGGCGACCTCTACCAAGGCTCAACCCTCATGCGTGTGATCCGACGCAAGGCAGACGGCGAACTGTTCGGCTTCCCCTACTGGGTGGGTGGCGGAAAGCACGGCGAAACCAATGTCGAGTCCAACGGCGACGAGCACGGCTTCCCCTCCAAATACGACTGGCAGGAGGGCATTGACGAGGAAGAAAGCTGGTTCGTCTTCTTGCCTGTCGAGTCATCCAACATCCCCGCGTACAAGATCAAGGAGAGCAGCTAAATGGCGGGCGAAACAACGATCACCGTCATCGGCAATCTGACGGGAGATCCAGAGCTCAGGTTTGCGCCATCCGGCAAGGCGGTTGCGAACTTCACAATCGCGTCAACCCCGCGCACGTTCGACCGGCAGTCGAATGAGTGGAAGGACGGCGAGACCTTGTTTCTCCGTGCGTCGATCTGGAATGAACCGGCTGAGAACGTGGCCGAGTCGCTGACCAAGGGAACTCGCGTGATCGTCTCCGGCCGACTCAAGTCCCGCACGTATGACACCAAGGAGGGCGAGAAGCGCACCGTCATGGATCTCGAAGTTGACGAGATCGGCCCCAGCCTCCGGTACGCGAACGCGAAGGTGAATCGGACGCAGCGAGGCGGCCAGGGCGGCGGTAACAACCATGGCAGCCAAGAGTCGGGCACGTTCAGCAACCAGCAAGGCCAGCAGTCGTCGCAGTTCGGCAATTTCGGCGACCAGCAGAACAGGCAGAATCCTGCCGGTCAACCGCAGAACAGCGGCTGGGGAGGCTCGCAACCCGCCCAAAACGCACAGACCGGCAACAACCTGCCGCCTACTGATCCGTGGGGCAACGGCCCATCGGATCCTCCATTTTGACCAAATAGCAACACCCTCAAGCCGCCACAGAGCGGCCTTTTTTATGACCAAAGCCAACACCAAGGAGAACCAAATGGGCTACGACATGAGCCACCGCAATACCGCTGAAAGCGCAGACGCTGCGACCGACTACTTCCGCCTGAACATCTGGGGCATGGGGCCGTTCCGTGAAGCTATGGAGGAACTGCGAATGGCGCACGAGTCAAGTTCCCGCGACGTTCCGGACTGGCCCGAGTACCCGGAGAGCGACGAGGACGAGGACAGTCCCGAGTACAAGGCGTACGAGGCGAAGGCGCTCATCGTGCAGGGCCATCACCACAAGACCAATGACCCAACGATTCCTCTCCACAAGTTCTGCTCAAATGACGGATGGTGGGTCACTGCCGCCGAGTCAAAGGCCGCTGTCGAAGCATGGGAAACACGAGATCCGGATGCTACTTACTCGCCGGGCGTGACCGAAACTATCGCCTCCGAGTACTGGGGCGAATGGATCGACTACCTCCGCAACGCCATCGACCGCGACGGCTTCCAGGTTCACTAACCCACCACCCACCCACGGCCCTGTGCAGCCTCCCCGCTGCACAGGGCCCACAACTTAGGAGACTTCATGAGCGACTATCAGCTAGGCCAGCGCGTCGAGATCAGCGGGACTGTGGAGAAGGTCAAGGAATACCCGCGAACCTTCTACAAAGAATCCGCATTGCCATACCGCGAGAACTACCCGAACCGCAAAACCTTCACCGAGGGAGTCATCATTGGCTCCCGCACCATCCAAGACGGCATCACCGAACGTCAAGACGAATGGGGCTCCTACTTCACGCCCACCCAAGGAACCGCCCGCCGTGTCTGGCTCGTAGCCTACGACCTCCGCATGAAGCCCGTAACCTGCCTCGACCATCAAGTGGCAGCCGTAGAGACCGGGCCGACAGTCGCAGTCCCAGCACCACATGTCCCATACCCCGGCCCGCATGACACGGATGCAACATTCATGCGTGGGGCGGCAAGGAAGATCGCGGCGGACTTTCCGGCCGGTGGCAGCAACGTCAAGCGCGCCGTCATCAAGCTGCTCAACGACACTGCCGATGCGATGGAAGCCCAGTGACCCGCGATTTGTGCTGCGTTGCCTGCCGGGGACCGCTCGGTATTTGTCGGGATCGCAAGTGCCTGCACCACATCGAGCACATCAAGGCTGAGAACCGAGACGACCGTTCGCTACGGCTCTACAGCAACCCCACGGCCGCATTCCGCACTGGGCTAGAGAGGCGGGGGTCTTGATTGGCAATCATCGCCTCGCTGACTGCGTGGCCGAGGCGTACGGCAAGCCTCGCAAGCCACCCACACTGCCATTCAGCAAAGTCGAACAAGAGGCAATCTACGACGCCTACATCGACGAGGCAACCATGAAGGCCATTGCCGAGCCATACCAATGCTCGACCAAGAAAGTAAGTAACGCCATCCATCGCCAGCACAGAGAAGAACCAAGGAGGAAAGTATGAGCACCCAAGCCAAGATCAGCGAGAACATCAAGCCGCGCATCGGCATGGTCGTGAAGCTCACCGACAAGCCAGGACTGTGGCAAGTCCTCGACCGAGCGCCCGGAGCTGGTGCGTGGTGGATGCTCGCGTGGGATGACGACGCAAGGGGGGGGCGACTCCGTGTATAGCAAGGCGACCTACCGCGAGATGCGCAAAACCAGCTGGATTAGCGACCCCGTGAAATGAACAAGGAAGGAGGCTGAGAAGTGGCTCGCGACAGAGCGAACATCAACACGAACATTTACCCACCTTGGGATGGCGTTGAAAACCTTGACGTTTATCGATGGACTCGCGACCGTGAGCTAAAGCGGAGGAAAGCCTTGGAGTCGAAGATGCTAACCCACAAGCGGCCTGATGGCACCCCACTATACAAACTCACATCAGGGTCGAACCTATCCCGAACAGACCCGCTCACGTCCTCCCGCAGGAGTGAAGTTATTGAACGGGATAAGTCGTGCGTTTGGTGCGGAGCAGGGGCGCCATTCGAAGTCGATCACATCATGAGGTATGTGGATGGCGGATCAAATGATGCGGACAATTTGCAGACCCTCTGCGAACCCTGTCACCGAAGTAAAGGAGGCCGCTAAGTGGCTTGGTTCAAGGTCGATGACGGCTTTCATTCGTCAAGGAAGGTCATGTCAATACCCCGACGTAGCAGGTTCGCTGCGGTGGGCTTGTGGAGCATTGCGGGCTCGTGGTGCGCCGACCAGCTGACCGATGGACACGTCCCCGACTACATGCTCAAGGAGTGGGGAGTGCCACCGTCAGCACCCCGGAATTTGGTTGATGCGGGGCTTTGGAGCGCCGAGTCCGGTGGGTTCGCGTTCCGAAACTGGCACGAGTACCAGCCGAGCAAGCAAGACGTAGACGCCGAGCGAGCAGCGAGCAGAGCGCGAATGTCCGACTTGCGCGCCAAGCGTAAACAGCCAAAACCGCCAGAACAAAGGGAAGCGGGCGAGGCGTTCGGGCGAACGGTTTCGAACGGTTCGGAAAATGTTCGTAACCCCGACCCATCCCGACCCGACCCGACCCTATTAGGGGTTAAGCGCGAGCCGTCGAAATCGAGCCCAACCGGCCACTCCGGGACACGCATCCCCAAAGGATTCACCGCCACCCCGGAAATGATCAATTGGGCAATGGAAAATACGCCGAATATCAATTGGCAATCTTCCACCAAGAAATTCAAAGCGCACTTCAATTCGGTGGCAGGTACAGCCCAATTCAAAACGGATTGGGAATCGGCCTGGCAATCATGGCTACTCGGCGATCAAGAGAAAGCTTCTCAGCGGCCAGTGCAGTTCAAGACCGGCGCCGAGAAGCGCATGGACAACGGGGCCAAGCTGCATGCGAAGTACTCGGCCATTGATGAACAAAACCAGCTACAGATCGAAGGAGGACCATGAACCTGCCCGACACCGTTGTTTTCCTGACATGGCTATCCCAGCACGATGGCCGCATCCAGGTCACAGACGCCGAAGTGGAAATCTGGCAACACACACTTTCTGTGATCCCTACGGCGAACGTGAAGAACGCCGCACTTGAGCACTACCGGCTCAACGAGAAAGACAAACCATCACCCAAAGGCATTCGGAAGATCGCCATTGAGGAACGGGACCGGGCGCTGGCGAAACAGTCAGCACTCACGGCCGGGCCGACAGTCAAGAGCCCGTCAGGATTCAAGGATTCCGACCCTGAACGGTGGGATGCGCTCGTGCTGAAAGGCCGGGACGATCACCGCGCAAGTCTTCGGGCGCGTGGCATCACACCACACAACGAAACCTGCCCCTATCACGAGGCCACCCCAAAACGGGTGGCCTTTTCCATGCCCAAATAACCGAACACCTCGGAGGAAACGCCATGAAGCACCCCAAGAAGTCCGCCATGATCGCCACCGCACTGACAGCAATACTCCTGATGGCCGGTTGTAGCTCTGATGCCAAGACCGCATCAGACAACCTGTCCAAGGCCGCGGATCAGTTCGAGGTTCAGCGCAAGATCGTCGGCATCAACACCCGCACCGGCGACTACCTGTTCTACGTCGAAGGCCGCTGCTCCATCGAACGTGCCGGCGACCTGATCGTGACGTGCAAGCAAGGCCCGAACGAATACCGCAAGCACTACATCGGGCAAGCAACCGACGTCGCCTGGGTGTCTACGCAGATGGAAGCCATCGATGTGAGCGTCTATCACACCCGCGTCGTCATCAAACCAGAAGGCCTGATCCCCGCGATTGACCTGCAAGGCGGCAAGCAGTGAGCGCGGTGATCCGCTATGAGCCAATCGCCTACTGCGCCGACTGCAACGAAGGCCGAGGCTGGGAGCAAGACGATCCGAACCCTGACGAATGGGCCGAACAGCACAACGCCGAATACCACGAAGGAACAACCGAATGACCCACCCTGCCACCGCCGTCTACACCAAATCGAATTGCCCTGGTTGCATCCGGACGAAGAAGGAGCTCGATCTGCGCGGCGTCACGTACACGGAAATCGACCTTGAAGCCGACCCGGACGCGTTGGCTTACGTCCAGTCACTCGGGCACCAAGCAGCACCCGTCGTCGTGCTTGAAGACGGCACCAACTGGGCGTCACTGCGCCCCGACCTGATTAACGAACACTTCGGAAAGAGGCCAGCAGCATGAGCAACGAAAGTAAGTTCAAACTCTGGGAGCACGTGCGGGTCACGAATCCTGAACCGTCCGTGTTCGACAAGGTTGGCCGCATCACTGGCTCACCTGATCAGGGCGGCTTCTACCGGGTAATCATCGACGGGTACACCTACTGGATCAAGGGTGAAGGATTGATCCTCGCTGATCCTGACGTTCACGCAATCCTGGATCAGATGGACGCGGAGAGTGCGGCGGCTCCCGTGATGCCGACAGATCAGATGCCGTGGGCCAGTGTTGCAGTGAAGGCCGACGATGGCGAGAAGTCTGAGGGCGCAATCGAACGTACCGGCGTGACGGCTGAGGACAAGCTGCGGATGATCGCGGACACGGTTGAAGGCCAAGTACCGTTCGGGACTGAGCTCGCCAACTTCCGACGCCGCCTGTCCGCAATCCTCAGTATCGGCCACGACGCATGACCCCGCAGGAGCCGCGCCAATTAACCACCAGCGCGACAGGAGGGGCTGAGCGGGTTGGTGGTGGTCGGGAGGTGAACGGGGCGCTTAAATCGCCTCCTGTGGACTTCACCTTCCACGTCGAAGGCAAAGCAGCCCCGCAAGGATCCAAGAAGGGATTCATCAGCGGCGGCAAGGTCAACATGGTCGAGATGTCCAAGAACCTCCCAGCCTGGCGCGCACAAGTCGCCACAGCTGCAATGCGGGCATGGGGCAAGGAGGCGCTCGACTGCCCCGTCAGCGTCCAAGCAACCTTCCGCATCCCCAAACCAAAGTCCACCAAGTTCAGCGACTACCCAGCAGGACCACCCGACACCGACAAACTCCAACGGGCAGTCGGTGACGCACTCAAAACAGCAGGCGTCATCACCGACGACTCACGCATAGTCCACTGGGACGCCGCCAAAGTCTGGGGCCCAGCAGGCGCAACTATCACCATCACAGAAATGAGAACAAGAGTCTGAGGGCAAAGCAAAGGGAGGCTCCGACCCGTTCAAGGCGGAACCTCCCCTATGTGCAGCTATCAGGCTTTCTTGCGCGTCAACAATCCCCAAACCACCAGGACAATCAACGAACCAACAATCGCGAGCAACCACGTCGATAGCGACCAGAACTCGTTGATACCCACATTGAACAAGGCACCACCAATCCAGCCACCCAAAACGGCGCCAACAATTCCCAGCAGCAACGTAGCGATCCAACCGCCACCCTGCTCACCCGGCTTAATCGCTTTCGCAATCGCACCAGCAATCAAACCCAAAACAATCCAACCAATGAAACCCATGTCTTTTCTCCGTTCGGATGAAGGTTTTAGTCTCAGCATCAAATCGCGATGCACCCGACAACCTTACTGAGCAGTAACGCGAACATCAAACCGAGAACACCCCAAACCACTAGGACAAGGAACAAACCATGACCATTCCAACCCCCGAAGCAATCGAAGCCGCAGCACGGGCGATGTACGAAGACTTCCGCTTGGACCACAAAGGCCGGTTCGCAAACACGCCAATCTGGGACAAGCTCGGCACCTCTGAGCAGGATCACTGGCGGCGACATGCGCGAGTCGCTTATCCGATCATCGCCGCCCAAGCCAAAGCCGAAGCGCTCAGGGAAGCAGCCCAAGCGCTGGATCGGGTGGAGTACGCACGACCCGACACGCCCGAACGCGACCACTACAACACCATGCTCGCAATCCGGCGCGGCGGAACCACCGCATGGCTCCGTGGCCGTGCGGCGATCATCGAAAGGGGAGGCGAATGAGAGAGTGTATCGAAATTCATTGAAGGAGCGCGAGAGGAATGCTACATTCCGGCAGCGGCCGCCTTGAGTGGCTCAATAATTGATTCCGCTTGCACTCTATGCTGCTGAATTGCTCGTGCCACAGCAATAGTGCTCTCACTGCCGGGCTCGCGGACGAGAGTTACCATGCAGTCTCCGAGTTCAATGGAAATTCTTACGAGATCATTGAATTCCCGTGAGTACATGTGACTGGAATTGTCTGACCTCCCTAAGTAAGTCACCGCTGCGTTATAGAAAACGACAAGCTCGTAGATGCCTCTAGCCAATTCGAGGTCGTCGGCATCGATCTTCCAACGAATTGCCGCTGATTGGGCTCGTAGCGCCGCGGCAGTGACACCTGCCTCTCCATATTCGAAGGCGGCTGTAACAGCCTGAACACTGCTGGCAAGGTCCGCGGCTGCCTCGATCTGCCGCGAACGACGCGCCTCATTCCTTTGCTCAGCAATTGTCTTTCTCAGGACTTTCATTGCCACATAGGCTGCGACTCCACCAGCAATGATCGACCCAATAACACCACTCAATAAGTACTTCGCCCATTCATCCATCGACCAAGGCTACTGAACATCTAACGCCCAACCATCATCCCGCTCCACCCGGCCGAGAACTTTGCCAAACATAAACGACGAAAGAGGATCTGATGACCTACCCAACAGCACTGCTTGTAGCTTCACAACTTATCCAGGCAGTAGACAACAACATTGATTCAACCGTGTCCATCACGCCGAGCAATGTCGAGTTCTGCATCTGGACAGGCGGCTACGGACCGCAGTTCGACAACCACGCAATGCTCATCGAAGAGGCCGCAAAGTTTCTCGACACCCGCCACGTCAACATCGACCAGCGGTTCTGGCGCAGCGGCAACAAAGGCCACCACACCGTCAACCGCGACATGGCAACACTCAGCGGCACTATCAGCAAGATCGCCGTCAAGATCCACTACCTAGTCCCACACATTCACGGGCGCTGGCTTGGAATCGTCGAGAATGACCAACCCCGCTGGACCTGTGGACGATGCCGAGAACGCATCACCATCACCGAATCCCGCAAACTCGGACTCCTGCCACCACTCGACCGGCGCAAGTCATGACCGCTGACGGCCAGCACTACGAAGGCTGCCCCTGCCCACCCTGCGTGGACATCCTGGCCGCGAGACCAGAACCACCCGTGCCACTGGCGTATTTGGGTTGCTGCTCATCCATCGTCAAACTCACCAGAACCAGCCCCGGGATGTTCGCGGGGATTGAGACGCACCTAGCCCACTGTCAACAGGCAGTGGCTCCTTTTATGCCCAAGGAGGGCAAGTGAGCGACACCAGAGCAGGCCAAGAGATCCGCAGTCAACACCCGTACGCCTACCGCAGCGGACAGTGGGCGCTCATCACCGGAACCGCCAAGATCTGCGCCCACGAAAACCAGACCCGCGGCTGCTACCAACTCCGCTGGCCAGACGGAGCCACCGACGACTGGGCCATTGAAGACCCTGCCGCCGACTACGAATACCGAGAAGCCAAGGAGACGCCATGAAGAAAACCATCGCAACACTCGCCGTCGTCGGACTGCTCGCACTGACCGGGTGCAGCAGTGAGCAGCAAGCAGCAGAGTCCAGCCCCGTACCCCATGCCGTGAAACTTGCAGACGGTCGAACCATCACCTGCATTGCATGGAAAGCAGGATACGCGGGCGGACTCTCCTGCGACTGGGACGGCGCCAAGTGACCAACCAGCTATTCCGCGACTACCTCGACGAGGATGTGCCGATGCCGGTGCGGCCAAAGTCAGCCAAGGGAGGCGTATGGGTCGCACCAGTTGGCACACCGCTCAACCTCAGCAACATGACCGGCTGGATGGAAGTTCACGGCATAGCCATTGAACCGTGGCAGGCGGAATTTATCCAGCAGATGAACACCACCCCGCGACGGTACATCTTTGAGCCCACCGACCCGCGAGCCCACGCACTCACCGCCAGACAGCACCGCGGCACCGGACCCGCGCCCGAACCGCTCAGGATGCGCGGACGAACCAACCGATACAAGGAGAAGCCATGACCGTCTATATCCAAGGCATCGAACTACGCCCCGAAGACAAGCCCAAAGCAGACGCGCTCATTCAAGTCGTCAGCAAATCCACATGCTCCCTCGACGACGCCGTCAAACTCGCAGACGCACTCGGCATCACACTCCACTTCATCGCCAGCAGCAAACCAGAACCCAAAGAAGAACCAGCCAAGGAGGACGCTTGACGCTCAGGGACAACGTGCACCGCTTGGTCAATGAACATCTAAAGCTAGGGCCAACCGGGAAGCCACATATGGTCTCAGCCTTACTCGCTGAACTGCGCGACGCGGTAACGCCAGGGAATAGCGGGGCCGGAGATGGTGCGGGAGGTTTGCCCATTCCTATCAATCCTGACGCGGTTGAGATGCTGGCAAGGGTGGAGCGGGAACTCAAGAGCGAGTATTGGGAGATGCTGGCTATAGTCTGGCCGGCGTCCCTCGAAGAGTTGCTTCTCCAACTCCCAAGTGGCGCCCCAGACGCAGCATGGGAAGCGTATCTTGATCACGTCACTCTCGATTGGGTGGACAAGATCACGACGTTCCTATGGCCAGTGAAGCCGCGACGGAAGCTGTTCGGCAAAACCTGCCCGTCATGCAGCCAGGCAGTTCATGGGGAAGATCGAGCTGTGTGCCTGACGCTAGGATGCTGGGATACCGAGGGCGAACTCGCCAAGATTGGGGACTGGAATATTCGATGCGAGGCGTGTGAGGCTGCATGGTCTGGCAATGAAGTGGCATGGCTCCTACGTGCATTCGACACGCCGGAACCCAAGGTAGCGCTGCCGAGTTAAATCAAGTAGAGTAGGTCATGTCTCGCCGGTAGTGGCGGACAAACCAAGCTGATCCCCAACCGGGTCGGCTTTTTTCATGCCCAAATCCACAGTGGACAGGCTGGATAGATCTTCCTCGGGAGGTGTTATCTCCGGTGCGCACGGTTAGCGCACAAGGCCATCGTTGGGAAACGGTGGCACAACGGGATGGATCGAACGCCGCTTAGATGCAGCGAGGCGAATCATCTCCGGGTTCGATACCCGGCATCCCACGAGTGCGTCTCACCCCAAGACGAACTGGCCCGGCCCGCAGCCACTCAACAGCGGGCACACACTTCCCCTGACCCCGACACACTATTGCGCAGCAATGCAGCGGGCAGATCAGGGGCACTCACTTCGGCGTGCGCGTCAAAGCCAGGACCACGAACCAGCCAAGGTGACACCGGGGCCCGTTCTCACCCTGCGATGGTGTTGCTTGCGCGCACGCCGGGAACACTCAACCGATCAAGGAGAACATCATGGCAGCAGCATCTGGGACCGTCACCGTTGGTATTGAAGTCATCAATACCGCAGCGGTTAGGCAGCGATCCGTTGAGTTGGCAATCGAGTACTCGCGGAACATCGGCGGTGGCGTGCACATCACCAAGCAAGCTGAACAGTTCGCCAACTTCATCATCGACGGAACCACCGAGATGTCAGTGAACGCAGCGCCCGCCACCCACTAGTCATGGCGTTCAAGGTGTGTTCGCGTCCTGGCTGTCACAACATCTTCGACGGTACTGGCCGTTGCCCTGACTGCAAGCAAGCATCATCCCGTGGACGCCGCGTATCCAATGCCCCGTACAAGACCAAGGGACATCAAGGGTTCAGGGGTGCAGTACTAGACCGTGACCCCGTGTGCGTCATCTGCCGCATACGGGCCGCCACCGAGGCGGACCACTACCCCAAGGACCGCCCCACCCTAGTAGCCCTAGGGTTTGATCCCAACGATCCACGACACGGACGCGGGTTGTGCTCTGGCTGTCATAAGCGCGAGACAGCACAGCACCAACCCGGTGGGTGGAACAACAGGGACTAGGCGCACTGGCCTGCACTTGTGTGGCCGCACGTCACTGGCGCATGGCTAGGCACGCAACGCTAACCCTCAGCCCTAACGCTGCACCCACCAGTGCGCACCACCCCACCCCTGGCACGCCACGACATAGACATGGTGAAGCAAGCAGCGAGGCATTGGCAACGACGCCACCACCGCACCCTGCACACCACCACCTCAACCACACCACGGACCAAGCGGCAACGTCAGCAGCACAAGCCGACAAGCGCACGGTCACACAGCAGCCCACAAGGCCACAGCCCAACCACATAGCGACTGCGACACACAACGACAGTCACAGCCGAGCACGCGCGAAGCCAGAGCCTCACAGCAGCAGATGCGGTGACAGCGGGCGACGAACCTGCGGACGACCCCCGAAAAGAAGGGGGACACCCCAGGTCGGCGAAGGGTAGAGGACCGCGGGAGAGGTTGGAAAAATCCCGGGGGGGTTCAAAGGCTTTTCGGGGTGACCCGATTTCGCCGTTCAGCGCAAGGCTGAACGGCTCTCATGGCCCGCGCAATGCGGGGTTGGAGGGAAATATGGGTAAGGGTGGAGCTCGTGCCCATAGTGGCCCGAAGTCTGATCTTGATGCCTTTGCTAGAGATCGCGATAAGGGCGAGTGGGTGCTTTTGCCCATGGACTGGCCGCATCCGGCACCTGAGTGGCCGTTGAATAATCCTGACGATCCGGAAACGGGGATGCCTGATTACGATAATGACCGCGAGGCTGAGTTGTGGGAGATTCTTTGGGCTCAGGGTCAGGCGCCGGCATGGTTGCTGGACTCGCAAGAGTTCGCCGTGGCCTTGTATGTGCGGCTGCTGACGGTAGTTGAGTCGTCCATGGGGGTTAAGTCGGCCCCTTTGCTTGCTGAATTGCGGCGCCAGCAGGAAATGCTTGGCCTGTCCACGGATGGGCTCGCCAAAAACAAGTGGCGCTTCCGTGAACACGACAGCATGACGGTGGCTGCCGAGGAAGGCAAGCCGCAAACCGGGACGCCTGACAATGTGACTGATTTGTTCGCTGGGGTTACGGTTCGTGGCGCATGAGTACTCCATCCCGAAGCTTCACCTGGGCCGGTTGGTCACGGGGTGGATTCAGAGTCATTGCGTCATTCCGGAGGGCGATAAGGCCGGCGAACCGTTCGTACCAACTGTTGATCATGCCGTGTATTTGGCGAACTTCTACGAGGTACGTCCGCATGCGAAGGTTGGTGAGCTAAACGTTGCGTTCACTCACCGTGCAGGCTTGTGGATGGCGGCTCAGAAGGTTGGCAAGTCTCCGGGTATCGCCACGCAGTCATTGGTGGAGTTCGTTGGCCCGTCGCTCTTTGCTGGCTGGGCTAAAGCCGGGGACATGTTCAAGTGCATCGATCATGGCTGCCCGTGCGGGTGGGTCTATTGGTACACGCCCGGCGAGCCCATGGGACGCCCACGCCCAACACCTCGCATCCAGATTGCTGCTGTTGTCGAAGATCAGGTGGAGAACACTTGGGGCGCTCTAGTCCCGATGATCGACAACGGCCCGCTGGCCAACATTCTTCGCACTGGTGAAGCGTTCATCAAGCACCCGAACAAGAACCGGGATTCGCGCATTGAAACGGTAACTTCCAAGGCCGATGGCCGGCTGGGCGCCCGTATTTCTGCTGCGTTCCCGGATGAGATCGGGCTGTGGACGGACAGCAACAAGATGAAGAAGTTCTACCGGACCTTGTCCCGCGGCCTAGCGGGTATGGGCGGGCGGATGTCGTGCTCTACGAACTGTTATGACCCGGCTGAGCAGTCTCAGGCGCAGTCGCTGCATGAGTCGCGGCAGAAGGACATTTACAAGCACTACTTCCCGCCGCCGGCGACTTTGGACTTCAAACTCAAGGCTGACCGCAAGAAGATTTTCGCGTTCAACTACAAGCATTCTCCATGGGTTGATATTCGGTCGATTGAGGCCGAGGCGACCGCATTGATGGAGGAAAACCCGGGCGAGGCGGAACGTTTCTTTGGCAACCGCATCGTTGCCGGTTCTCAATCGTGGCTGAAAGTTGGCCAATGGGAGAAGAAGTTCGCTACGACGTCGGTTCGACCTCGCACGAAAGTGTGTGGCGGCTTTGACGGTTCGGAAACGAACGACCTTTCCGGCATTCGACTGGAAACCTTGGACTTCCACCAATTCACACCGACCTACCACCGCGGGGAACGCTCAACAATTTGGGATCCTCGCGAATGGAATGGCCGGGTGCCTCGCAATGAGGTGCACGCGGCGTGGGCGGACTTGAACAACCAGTACGAGTTCGTGCGTGTCTACTGTGACCCTTTCAAGTTCGAAACAGAGCTTGATGAGTGGAAAGCCTTGTACGGGGAAAAGATCTTCTTCGAGTGGCGAACCAACCGTGTGTCTCAGATGCACGCCTCATTGGAGGGATTCAAGACTTCCATTGTTGAACCTGATTCGAAGTTCTCCCACGACGCGTGCGAGACGACGGCCATCCATATGCGTAACGCCGTCGAGCGCGCCCGCCCGGGGCAGAAGTACATCCTGGGCAAAGCGTCCGAGCTGCAAAAGATCGACCTTGCCATGTCATCCACATTGGCCCACGAAGCCACTGGCGACGCTGTTGCGTCCGGTGCGAACAACAATGCAGACGCTTACGCGTACGTGTTCTAAGGAGGCATTGTGGGGTTGACTCCGGAGCAAGCAGTCAGGATTGCGAACAGGCTGGCAACGGAACTTGGTCAGCGACAGCCAGAGGCGAAAGAGCTCAAGGATTTCTTCCTTGGTGAACAGCCCCTGGCCTACGCCACCAAGGAATGGGCCGAATCGCACGGGGCCCGCTATAAGGGGTTCTCGGATAACTGGTGCAGCGTTGTGGCCAGCTCATCCTCTGAGCGCCTTGGCGTCATTGGCTTCAAGCTTCCGGGCGCCGATGGTGCCGAGTCCTCAGTTATGGAAAAGAAGATCTGGGATCAGTGGTTGCTCAATGAGCAAGATTCGCTGTCGTCTCAGGGTTTCCTTGATGCGGGGATTGCTCGCCGCGCCTACTGCCAAGTGTGGGGGGATGGTGAGGGCGATGCGATTATCAACTGGCGCACCGCCTCGGAAGCAATTGTCGAGTATGACGCTGCTACTGGTCGGAAGCGCGTCTACGGCCTGAACACGTGGGTTGACCGCAATGAAGGTTTCGAGTTCGCAACCCTCTACACAGTGGATGAGGTGTGGAAGTTCCGCAAGAGCATGATCGGCGGATCAACGTCACTAATTCTCCCGGCCCGCGTTCTGTTGGCGTTGGGTGGCTGGGATTTGATCCCTGGCGAAGAATCCTACGGCGCAAACCATTTGGGAATGGTCCCCATTGTGGAGTTCTTGAACCGTCCGATTCTTGGTACTGGCCCGATCTCCGACATTGCCGGAGTGGTGTCCATGCAGAACGCCATCAACTTGCTTTGGGCTTACCTGTTCAACGCCGCCGATCATGCTTCCATGCCAGCTCGTGTGGTGATGGGGCAGGAGCCGCCGCGGATCCCGATTCTGAACGACGCCGGGGAGAAGATCGGCGATAAGCCGGTTGATTCGAAGGCGCTGACCGAGGGGCGCATGCTTTGGCTAACCGGCCAAAACTCGTCCGTTGGCCAGTGGGATGCGGCCAAGTTGGATGTGTTCACGGCCGTAATTGAACAGGCCGTTGGACACATCGCAGCACAGACCCGGACGCCACCGCACTATCTGGTGGCGAACAAGGGCCTATCTAACCTCTCTGGCGATGCTCTCAAGGCTGCTGAGACAGGGCTTGTTCAGAAGGTATTCCAAGCGCAGGAGTTCTTTGAGCCACGGCTACGGGACGTGTTCGAGCTGATCGCAACACAGATCGGTGAGGACAAGGTTGCCGAGGATGCCCGTCTTGGCCAGGTGAGGTGGAAGGACGCGGAGAACCGTTCCGACGCGCAAACCTCCGACGCCATGGTCAAGGACAAGCAAGTTGGGTACCCGTTCGAATTCCTTTTGGAGAAGCGCGGACACAGCCCGACTGAGATCGCCCGGATTATGGCTATGCACCGTAAGGAACTTGAGAACGATCCATTGCTTGTGGCTCAGAGGACGATGCAAGAGGTGGCCTAATGTCTGCTGAGGCGCTAGCGGTTCTGCACTACGACTTCGGGAAGCTGATCACAGCCATGGTGGCCGCCCGGCTCACGAACCTGTGGACTGGCGTAGATCAGTCGAACATCTCGGGATCGTGGGCTGAGCGGTTGCCGTCTGCGGTCTCTGCGGTAAGCGCCGGGCAGTCTGTCTTGGCCGCTGATGCTGGCGGCTACGTGAATGCCGCGCTACTGGCGCAGGGCATGGACCCTCAGGGCCCCATGCTCGTGCCGGGCGCGTTTGCTGGTGTGGCTTCTGATGGCCGGGCGCTGCTTAGCTTGCTGTCCTTCCCGGCATTCACCGCTTTGCAGGGTATCCGTGGCGGCTCGTCGCTGAGCCGGTCCATGGGTGCCGGGCTGAACCAACTTATGCGTATCGGCCAGACGCAGGTTGCGGACTCTCACCGGATATCTTCCGGCGTGGGTATCGCGTCCAGGCGCAACAAGACCGGTTACGTGCGAATGGTAGAGCCGGGGGCGTGCCGTCGTTGCGTTGTTCTGGCGGGCAAGTATTACCGCTGGAATGACGGGTTCAAGCGCCACCCTGGGTGCAACTGCCGCCATATCCCGTCCACGGAAAACCTTGCCGGCGACATGCTCACCGACCCCTACGAGTTCTTCAACTCACTTTCGGAAGGCGAGCAGAACCGACGTTTCGGAGCGGACGGAGCCCAAGCTATTCGCGACGGTGGCGACATCTACCAAGTCGTCAACGCAGACCGTGGAATGAACGTGGCCGGCATGAAGACCACTGAGGGCACCACTAAGGCCGGGAACTTCGGAAAGCCAATCAGGCTCACCCCGGAAGCCATCTACAAGCTGAACGGCGCCGACCGGGCGGCCGCGATCCGCGACCTACAGAAGTACGGCTACATCCTCCCGGCCGGGCAAGTACCTGGTGGTTCAATTCTGGGCCAAAACCAAGGCGGTGCGAACTTCAAGCGCACCGCAGCCGAGCAGCGACTCCTTGACTCCGATATGCGGTGGCGCATGCTCCAGCAGGGCCAGAACCCGTTCACTGGACCGCTAACCCCGCAGATTTCGGCACTGGTCGAAAAGGACTACCGCCGCTGGCTGGCCACCAACGGCCATATTTTCGCAAGCAATTAACCCCTACGCCCGCAACGGGCACTCGCAACGAGAAGGAAATAGACCCATGGCAAAGACAATTCACGGCATTGACCTGACCGCGCCCGGTGGCGTTGAGAAGCTTTTCGCGTTTCACCGGCTCACGTTCGGTGATGCCGTCATGGAGGCGGACCTGGAAGCGCCGGTAGCTGATCCCGCGCCCGCGGTTAACCCTGCCGCCGATCCGGAAGCGCTCGTGGTTGATCCCGCTGAGGACCCGGACCCGGAAGGTGCTGAGGCGCTGGGCGATCCCGGCAAACGCGCCTTGGAATCCATGAAGGAAAAGCTGCGCGAGGCACGGGCAACACTCAAGGAACGTGACACGGAGCTATCCACGTTGCGCAAGCCTGCCGAGCCGTCCACTGACCCGGACGTGATCCGGGCGGAGATCCGCGCCGAGCTCGCCAAGGAGAACAGTGGCAAGCTGCTGCGCGCCGAGGTGAAGGCAACGGCTGCCGGCGCATTCCAGGACGCCGAGCTTGCCCTCAGCCTCGTTGACCTTGAGGCCATCCATGTCGGGGCTGACGGTGAAGCCGACCCTGACGACATTCAGGACGCCATTGATGCGGTCCTGACGAAGTATCCATATTTGGCCGCGCAAAGCGGTTCGAAGAAGCGCGTGCCCAACGTACCCGCGGATCCCGCCAAGCCCGATACGAAGTTGCCGACGCTGGCCGAGCAGATCAAATCTGCCGAAGCTGCGGGCGACATCCGAAAGAGCATGGCACTGAAAAGCCAGCAACTCGCTGGCATCGCAAACAAGTAACAAGGAGGCCATAAATTGGCTGGTGGAATTACAGGTTCGGGCACCACTTTTGATCTGCCCAACTACACGGGGGAACTGTTTCAGGTCACCCCGAACGAAACCCCGCTGCTGTCGATTATCGGCGGGCTGACTGGCGGCAAGGAAGTCCACTCCACTCAGATCGAGTGGCAGGAATTCGACCTGCGCAAGCGGTCTGATCGCCAGAAAAAGGAAGGACAGGACGCACCGGCCGGCGAGGGGCGCAAGCGCTCCAACGTCACCAACGTTCTGCAGATCCACCAGGAAGCTGTCGGTGTTTCGTACACCAAGCAGGCGGCAACCGGACAGAAGTCTGGCCTGAACATTGATGCACAGAACCCGGTGCAGGATGAGCTTGGCTGGCAGATCACGCAGGAGCTCAAGCAGATCGCCGGGGATGTCGAATACTCGTTCATCAACGGCACCTACCAGTTGCCCACGGACAACACTAAGGAGCGCAAGACTCGCGGGCTGTTGCAGGCCATTGCGACGAACAAGATTGCCGCCGCGGGCAAGCTGCTGTCCCTGGAAATGTTCGGCAACATCTGCCAGATGGCCTACGACAATGGGGGCATCGCTGAGGGTGATACCGCAACGGTCATCGTCAACTCGACCCAGAAGCGTGCGCTGTCGTGGATCTTCTCCAAGGGCGGCACGCAGAGCCAGCCCGATTCGCGGAACTACTTCGGTGTGAACTTGCAGACCATCGAAACGGACTTCGGCAAGCTGAACATCATGCTCAGCCGCGACATGCCCGCTGACAGCCTCGCGGTCGCTTCCTTGGAGCATCTGGAAGCATCCTTCCTGGCGATCCCCGGCAAGGGCCACTTCTTTGCCGAGCCGCTGGCGAAGACCGGCGCATCCGACAAGGTCCAGGTGTACGGAGAGATCGGCCTTGAATACGGCAACGAGAAGGCGCACGCCAAGATCACCGGCCTGTCCACTGATCTCTCGGCACTGTTCAACCCGCCCGTCGTTCCCGCGGGCTAGACCTGAGAGGGGTTTGAGATGGAAGCGTTCACGACTATTGATGACCTCTCACGCAGGGTCGAGCGAGTATATGAGGATGATGAGGTCCCGTCAGTAGAAGCAGCGTTGGAAGACGCGAGTGACTACTTGCGGGACCTCATTGGCCAGCACGTCTACCCGCGGCAAACGGCAACGTTTCGTACGCGGGTGCGTGCTGGTGACTTCCTTGAACTGCCCCAACAGCCGGTAGCCACCGTTGACAAGGTGACCATCGACGGTGCCGAGATGACCGTCGACTACGCCGATGGCGGGTTCTACGTCCACAGCACAGGTATTGCCGAGGTGACATTCACCTACGGCTATACCAAGGCGCCAGGCGCTTTGCCGCTGTGGACGTGTGTTCTTGCCTCCCAGGCGATTGAACTAGTGGAGACACTGGGGACGCTTGGCACTGGCGGGCTGAGCTCAACGGGCGTCGATGACTTCCGCAGGGCTTGGGCCGACGCTGGTGCCAATGCCGGTTACGCACTGCCGCAACGGCAGGAAGACCGGCTTGTGCAGCGGTACGGCAAGGCCGTGTTTGTCACTGGTGAGCGATGAACATCGAAGGCGAGATCCGGGCAGGGCGGCGGCTCGCTGAAAGGCTCATGATCGACAAGTTCCGGTTCACTCGCGCAGTCATTGGTCCACCAATCAGGGACGAAGCGACCGGGGATTTGATCTACCTGCCGCCAGTACTCGTTTACGAGGGCAAGGGCAAGGTGCAGACCTATGAGGCGCACGAGGTTGGCATTGGCTCCGCTGGGAGGCTGTTCACGGTCCAGCGATACCAGATCCATGTTCCTGTTGGCCCTGAGCGATTCATGATTGGCGACGTTGCCGAGTGCATCAAAGCCACGCTCGACCCGGCGTTGCTTGGCCGTGAATACGTCGTCGCTGCGCTCCTGCACAAGACTGCGGCAACAGCACGACGACTCCAAGTTGATGAGGTGGCAGCATGAGTGACTTTTCGCAGATCAGGGAGTTCGCTCAAGAGTTGCTGACATCCGAGGGGCCCGTCGCTGAGGGCGGCAGGGCTGCAATCAAGCGCGGCGCTACGAACGTGAAGCGAAAAAGCGTGTCTACGATCATCGCCGCCGTTGGTGCGCGCCACGCGAAGCACTATGGGAAGTCGATCACTTTCGACATCTTCAACGATGGAATGTCTGCCGAGATTGGCCCGCAAGTTGGCAAGTCTCAGGCGTTCTTGGGGAAGATCCTCGAACACGGTACCTCCACGAGCGCACCACACCCTCACTTGTTCCCCGCTGCCGATGAGGAGCAGGAACTGATCGAGCGTGGCGTGGCTGAGGCCGTAGCTAAGGCGTTGAGAATGTGAGCGCCCAAGACTCGCTGCTGGAAATGGTCAAGGCGGCTATCCCCGGGATCAAGGTTTACGACGGGATTATCACCGACAAGGAAGCCACGCTTCCCGCTCGGTATGCGGTTCTGTACGCGCCGCCTGGACTCGCCGTAGCTGGCGATGTTGGAGTAACGGCGAGCGGCAGGAACTACGAGTGGTCAATCACGCATGTAGCTGCCGCCCCCGACGCTGCCGCCGCTGGTGAACTGCGGTGGCAAGTCCAGTGGGCACAGAAACGCGTAAGTGACTACCTCACTGCGCGCCGGCTAACCGCTGGTGGGCAGAAGATCCAGCACATCCACGCCGAACCACCGAGCCGTGATGAGCAGATCCCGGCCCGCGTCGTCCTCTACGCGTCTGACAAGTTCCAGGCGCTCACCTAACCACCATGAAGGCCCTCACGCTGTGGGGGCCTTTTCTATGCCCGAAGGGTGGCCTGCATGGCTGCACGTGAATGGGTGCGGGTCTCGGACTCGCGGACGGGTCGAATCCTCCCGGATAAAGTCCTCCGCTCCCACCTGACCTTGGCCCCGTATCTGAAAGAAGTCCCGTCATCTCGGGCAAAACACAACCCGCCTACGGGTGACAGCGGCCAGGTGTCGCAGAAAGTGAGCAAGAAATGAGTGCACGGCTCGTTGACTCCGACATCACACTGCTGATCGCAGTGCTGGGCGGTGTCGCAGACATTAGCAAGCCCACCGTGGCCGAACTAACCGCGGGCGTGAACCTCACATGTGCGGTTGTGGCCGGGTACGACCTGGGCATGGATGCTTCCGAGGAAATCACCGGCAAGGGCGTTTGCGACAAGGGCAAGGTCGTCAACTTTGGGGACGCGAACTACAAGGGTTCCTTGCAGTTCTTCCTTGAGGGTGAGGACGAGGCCACCGCTGCGACATCCGCCTACGTCGCGGCCGAAGAGTTCTTCACCACGCGGGGAATCAAGTTCGACCTGTTCCGCCGCATTGGCAAGGCCTCCGATGTGCCGATCGCGGCGACGGACAAGGTTGAGGGCTACGGGTTCGTCACTGACTACCCGCAGTTCGCTTCCGGCGCCGATGCGTCCGGTTATGCGATGTTCACGCAGCCGCTCGCCCAGCAGTCACGATTCACTGACGGCAAGGTGGCGGTCGTCGCCACATCGGGCGGCTAAACCAAGCCAACCCCAATTGACTGGCGGCGCGGGATGCTCACAGGCTCTCCCGCGCCGCTGCACCACCCATTATCCGAGCCTGTGACAACCATTCTTAGGAGCCTGTGAAGCCATGAATACACGCGCTGTGAATATCAACTATCCAGACGGTCCCGACCCCCGAGCCATCGCTTGGTTCGAGGCGAATGACATTGACCCGCACACCGTTGTTGGTGAGCAAGAAGTTCTGGTGAACTACGACGGCCGAGTTATGGGGTACGCCGAGTTCATCCTGAGCGACGACGGTCAGAGAATCCCCGGTGGCCATGGCCACCTGAAACAGATCAAGATCGTCCCCATGATTTCCACCCCCGAAAACTTTGGACTCTAGGAGCCTGTGATGACTGAAATCAACGAAGAAACTTTTGACCTTCAAGCATGGATTGGTGGGGCAACCACCAAAGAACGCCGCGTGACGATCTACCAAAAGTCCGGCCTGATCGGTCAGATTGACACACTCAAAGAGGAGTTGTCACTGGCCCGCCGTATCCCTGCCGGCCAACGTGGCGTGTCCGACCGTTCGCCCACCAAGATCGAACAGGAGATCCGGGCACTGGCCGAAGCGTTCGCAGCCTCCGCGCTGATCGTGCGGGTGAAGGGCCTCACTGAGGACCACTCCTCACGTCTGCGAAAGAACGCCGTCGTGGATGCTGAGAAGAACCGTCGCAAGCTCTCCGATGAAGCGCGGTCTTCACTGGGCATGCGCGCCATCCTGCTCGAAGCCATCACCTTCCCGAAGTTCTCGGACGAGAAGCAGGTCAAGGCGTTCGGAGATGCAATCGGTGACGGCCAGTATGTCCAGATTATTGAGGCGTACCAGGACGCATCCTTCATGCCCTCCGAGGTGAACCCGGGTTTTTTGCTCGGGTCCTCCGACGAGGAAGATGGAGCCGACTCCTCCTCGGACTAAAAACGTCCCGCGCCTACGGTATAGCGCCGCTGGTCTGGCTCGGCATCACCCGGAAAGGGTGGACCGAGACAGACCGGCTGCTGACCATGGCGCTACAAGTCTTGGAGCAGTCCACATGCCCAGGCTGTGGGCACCCTGCGGACAGCACTGTTGGCGCTCAGAACGCTGGCTGGTTCGAGACCCAAGAGTTCGATTGCCTCGGTTGTGCGGCCAAAGACTCGGCCTCGCGAACCGCAGACCATGACCCAAAGACACGGGTGCACATGGCCGTCATAGACGCACGCCTGAAAGATACCTAAACGTCGCAGGTAGCGAGGAAAGCCCCGCCCTCGCCAGCGGTCACGTAAACACCGGTTGCTTTGATGTCGTGGCTCTTGATCGTGAGCTTGGCAAGGTTGCAGATTGCCTTTGCGTCTGCCTGATTTTCTTCCTTGTCCGCCAGGTTAGTGATCACGGTGACGCGTGGCAGGTCTCGCTCACTGAATCCGGTTATGTTCTCGGTCCCGGGCCCAGTAGGCCATGCCCAATCGGCGTTCATTCCGAGCTCCATGGCTGCCTTGGCGCCCAGGGCTGGCAATCCAGCGGACTCACTCTTTGCTATCGGAGCGGAAGTTGCGGCTGGCGCTGGTGCCGCCGACGTAGATGCGCCAACCTCCCAGTCAATGTTGGCCTTCTTCTCCGCGGCAGTCTGTTCCGGCGCTGAGCTGCATCCGGCCAAAAAGAGAACCCCAATTACCCCAAGTGCAAGTGATTTACGCATAACCGAATGATAGTCGAGCGCTCAGTCATGGGCGCTTTTTTACTGCCCTTGGAGGTGCAATGTCTGCCAGCGAGAGGACTCTATCGGTTCGGCTTGATCTGCTGATTGGCGACTACAAGAACAAGGCCGGGCAGGCCGCGCAGGCTACAACTCAGATTGGTGACGCCGGGGAGAAGGCTGGGTCACGCGCTGCCGCAGCCCTGGGCGCAACCACTAAGGCTGTTGGTGCCGTCACTGCGGCTGCTCTTGTCGGCGGGGCGGCGCTTCTCAAGAACGCCATGCAAACAGGTGTCGCCTACAACCAGCTAGAGCAGACTGCCCGGATCAGCTACAAGACCATTCTTGGATCCGCAGAAGCAGCCGCCCAGATGATGGAGCAGGTTGCCGCGTTCGCGAAGACCTCACCCTTCCCGCGCCAGGCTTTCATTCAGGGAACGCAGCAGCTTCTTTCCTTTGGTATGCAGGCTGAGAAGGTCATCCCAACCCTGTCGGCAATTCAGGATGCCGTCGCGGCGTCTGGCGGCGGGTCCCAGGACATCAATGAGATCGTGTCCGTACTTGCCAAGGTAACCTCAACTGGCAAAATCACGGCTGTCACCTTGAATGAGCTTGGCTTGCGCGGGATCGATGCGGCCAAGCTCATTGGTGATGGCATGGGTAAGACTGCAAGCCAGATTCGCAGCTCCGTCACCAAGGGAACTTTGGACGCTGGCGAGGCCATTGATGTTCTGGTAGCTCAGATGTCGAAGTCATTTGCTGGCGCCGCGGCTGGTGTGAAAGATACTTGGGTCGGCTCGACTGACCGAATCAAGGGTGCTTGGCGCGATATTTCCAGCATCATCGCTGAGCCGTTCGTGCACAAGGCTGGCGGTGGACTTGCCCTCGACTGGGCCAACTCACTTGCTGATGCTCTGCGCGCCGCTGAGGCGAAGACTGGTCCGCTCGTTGCGGTCATGATGGACCGCCTCAAGCCCGCCTTTGATCAGGTGCTTCCTGCCATCCACCGGATGAAAGACGGAATCAACTCCTTTGATGTGTCCAAGGTTGATGGGCAACTGGATGCACTAGCTCAGAACGGTCCTGTGCTGGGTGCAATCACGGCAGCAATTATCGCCATGGGTACCCAGATTCCTATTCTGCAGAAGCTTGGCCTTGCAGTGAACCCCTTGGCGGCCGGAATGGTCGCCTTAATTGCCTTGTCGCCAGAGCTACGCAGCGCCTTTGGCGATTTCGCGGCGGCACTGGCACCGCTACTTCCCATCGCGCAGCAAACGGGACAAGCGCTCATCAGCACCGCTACGGCAATCTTGGTCACGCTGGCCCCAGCCTTGCGCGATCTACTGCTGGCCGTGGCGCCGGTAATAGTTCAATTTGGCCAGGGCCTCGGTACCGCCGCAGTGTCGGTTATTCGGGCACTTGTTCCAGTGGCGCAGGTTGTGGCTGACGTTGCCTCTGCCGTGTCAAAACTGCCCACCCCTGTCCTGGCTGCGGCGCTTGCGTTTGCTGCCGTCGTCGCCTTGCGCGGACCGCTCTCAGCAATGCTCTCAACAACTGGGGCAGCATTCAGTGGACTCAATGCCACCATGGCGACATCCAGGGCTGTTGCCGCCGAAACTGGCGGGGCAATCTCGGTCATGTCTGTCACCTCAGCCATGGCCGGGACAAGCATCGCAGCTCTTGGTACGGCCATGAAAGTGGCATTCATGTCCAACCCAATCGGCATGGTTATCGCTGGCATTGGCCTAGCTCTCGGAGGGCTGGCTATGTACCAGTCAGAGGCAGCCTCGAAGACGGAAGGCCACAAGGCGGCCGTGCAGTCATTGACGGAGGCCCTAAAAGCGTCCAACGGTGCCATGGATGACAGTGTGCAGAAAATCCTTGCTCAGCAGCTTGCTGATGAAAAGGGTAAGCATACGAAGCTCGATATGATCACGCTCTCGAAGCAGCTTGGGCTTTCTCAAGGCGAGATGACCAAGGCGATCTTGGAAGGCGGCGCAGCATTCGATGTAATGCGGGCCAAGATCAAGGGCATTGCCGAGGCCAACCGCACGGCAGGCTACGGAGGGTCTGGCTACTACACGGACGTGGGCAAGGCTGCGCTCGATGCCTTGGACGGAATCGACAAGTTCTCAGGCGCGACCAATGAGGCTGTTGAAGGCCAGAAGAATCTCAATTGGGAGACCAAGGGCTCAAAGTCCGCCATTGAGTCTGAAACTGCGGCACTGGAAGCCAACATCTCCAAGAAGCAAGAAGCCGCCGGCGCCACACTTTCACAGGCCCAAGCTGAACTGCGCTACGCGGAGACCAAGAAGCGGTCAATGGAGCAGATCACGCAAGCTGCTGACATGTGGAATGTTGAGACACAGTCCCTGAACGTCAACACGGACGAGCAGAAGAAGAACGCCAGCGCCCTGCTGGAAACGGCAACCTCTGCGCGTCAAGTCATCGACGCCCAGCAGAAGAACAATGTATCCGGCACAGCCCTGCGGAAGACGGTTGACGGTCTGCGGTCTGATTTCATCGCCCAGGCGGAAGCAGCAGGCATTGGCACGGTCGAAGCGGGGAAGCTTGCCGACGCCTACGGGCTGATCCCAAAGGAGGTCGTTTCCGATGTGAAGCTGCAATCCGAGGCCGCCATGACGCAGCTCAACGATCTTCACAAGGCGATCCAGGCAACCCCGGATAAGACAGTGACTATTGACGAGCCAGCGTCACCAGCCATCGTCAAGGGCTTGGAACTGCTCGGCTACAAGGTTGAGCACCTCCCGAACGGTCAGATCAAGGTCACCGAAACCGGCGCAGTTGAGACCGGAGACAAGATTGACGGTGTGGCAAGCAAGAAGCGCCTTGCTGAGATCATCGCCCAAGCTCAGACGGAAACGGCTGAGAACTGGCTGAACAACCTTGCGCGCCCGCGGTACACATCGATCACAGTTGACGAGCGCATTTCCACTGGCAAGGGCGGCGCTGGTGGCCTGACGGGGAACGCGGCGGGCGCTCGCTTGCCGAAGTCCTCTACTGGACGCCGGTTGCCACTGTCCGGGCCCGGAACTGATGTGGTTGACGGGATTCTTGGCGTCGGACGTGACGGCATTCCTACCTCATGGGTAGACAAGGGTGAGTGGATCATCAACGGTCGCTCATCCGAGAAGTACGACCGCGAGCTTGCTGCCATCAATGCTGGGACGTTCCCTCAAGGTGGGCTGAACATGTCATTTGCTGCGCCGATTCGCATGCCCAGCGGTTCCTCTGGAATTGACTCAGCGGCGCTAGACAGGTTGACGGAGGCAGTTCATGCGGCTCGGTCCATCAATTTCAATGCACCAGATACTTCGCGAGGGTCATTCATGGGATTTGTGCGCGAAATGGAGGGAGTCTAGTGCAGGTAGTTGAAGGGCGGGGCGCGGCGCTGAATGGGCTTGACCTGTTGGGCGTGGATGAGTCGGGTGTTACGTGGCGCGTCGAGAACTTGGATGACCTACTTTCCCCATCAGGGTCCACAGGAGAAGTTATTCAAAACGCCTTTGGCGACGGCGGATGGGCTGGTCAGGCATATCGCGAGCCCCGCCCCATCCGCCTTCTAGGTTGGATCTCAGGAGACTCGCGGGACGTAGCCCTGGCGGCTGCCACGCTGCTTGCGTCGAAGTTGCCATACAAGTCTTTTGAGCGACTATCGATGTCTGACCTCGGGGAAGTTAGCCACTTGTTGGTCAGGGTTGCCGGGAAGCCGTTCATTAAGGAGCTTAGTTCCACATACTTCACGTTCGACATCCAGCTAATCGCCCCGGATCCGCGCAAGCTTGGCGGCGACGGCTCTACCCCGTATCAGTTCTCGGCAACAGCATTTCTGCCTTCCACGTCGGGCGGCCTGCAACTGCCCGTTACGGCCCCGTTCAGTATTGGCGCGACGGTGGTCAATGGCTCGGTGACTGTGACCGCTACGGGTGATGCGCCGCCGCCTGTGATGGTGCGAATCAATGGCCCGATTGTGGGTCCGGTGATTCGTGACCGTGACGGCAACAGTATGCCGCTGGACATCAGTCTGGACGTCGGCCAGTGGTTGGACGTCGATTTTGACGCGCACACGATCAAGCTCAACTCCACTGTCAGCCGTCGCAATGCGCTGCGTGGCCGGTGGATCACTGCCAGCGCTGGCATGGTCCTATCTCTCGACGCGGACGTGTACAACCCACTCGCAAACATGACGGTCTTCTGGACCGACGCAAGTTACTAAGGAGGCCTCTGTGGCTGTACCAGTTCAGACTCTTGACCCTACGTGGATCAATCAGAACCCCTATGACTCCGAGGAGTTGCGCCGCAATCAGGGTTTCATGCTGGCGGGCGGTGCGACCGCTGGAACGTCGCGGACAGGCGTGCTGAATCCTCGCGATTTGGTGGTGACGCTCGCTGGTAGCAATGTGATGGTTGGCCCGGGCGGTGCCGTGATTGGTTCATCGAAGGGCGCTTACCTGTGTGGCGTGGCAGCGGCTACGAACATTGGTGCGTTCACGCCGGCGGACGCAACGAACCCTCGCCGTGACCGGATCGTGCTGGAAATTCTGGATCCGGACAATGGCGGCGGTGCTGGGCGTAAGGCTCAGTTGCGGATCATTGACGGGGCCCCGAATGCGTTGGCTGCTAGTGGTGGAGGCTATCCTGCCGAGCCTGTCTTGGCGATCACTCTGGGTTCTTTGGATGTCCCCAAGGTGGGTGGCGGATCCCCGGTCATCACAGCCCGTCCACCGGTCACTGCTGCGTCCGGCGCGCCGATCATGGTGCGTGACGCTACGGAGATGAACGGCCTTCCGAAGTGGGTTGGCGCCCAGTGCATTCGTCTCGATCTTTCCGGTGAGATGTTCGCCTGCGATGGGAACACGTGGGCGATTGTTCCACGGTTGAACATCCAGATCGGGCAGGGCAGCAATGTCCCGATTCTCAAGTCCCTTGAAGTGAAGGTAACCCTAGATGGTTCATCGGTTGGCTACATCACCTTCCCGGAAGCATTCCCTAACCGGCTAGTCTCCACGTCACTGATGCGTATGCACGACACTGGGCAGCCAATCTATTTCAACATGGTTGCTGACGGCACATCCCGGGCAGGCATCAGGTTCGTGGCCAACGGCGTCCCTGCCGGCTCCACCTTGTACATCCAGTACCAGTGCTTGGGGTTCTAGTGGACAGGCCAACGTATCGCTTCATTATTTGCGAGCTAGTCTCTGGCCGGGTGCTGGATGAGCTGCCCATGGTGATCACGTCGGATCTGACAAGGTATCTGAAAATGTACGGGGAAGGGTCTTTGGCCCTTCCTCTTTTTAATGTGCGCGGACGGCTGGTTTCGGACACGTGGGAGCAAGCAATCCTGCCCGGCCGGTCCCTGGTTCTGGTGGTGGATGATCGGGACAACATTGTGTGGTCCGGTGCCCCTCAGCGGCGCGGGCGTCAGGGAACTGGCAAGGACGCCTCGCTGATCAAGTTCCCTTTCCGGACAGTGGAGGCGTACTTTATTCGCCGCTATGTGCCGACACTGAACTTTCAGGGCAAGGACCAGGCTCGCATTTTTCAGGCCCTTATGGAATCCACGACCGAAGGCGGTATTGGTCTTGACTATGACTGCCCTGACACTGGTGTGCTGCGGGATCGTCCATACAACGACGATGAGAACTTCCGGGTGTATGACCGGGTGAATCAGTTGGCCGCGGTACTGGATGGTTTCGACTGGACCATTGATGTGGTCTGGGGCGATGACGCGCACACGTGGGTACGAAAGATCGCCCGCACCGGCTACCCGCATCTAGGTAACCGCAGCCAGAATCCGGCCCATACTTTCGAGACCGGGCAGAACGTCATTGACTTTGATTCGCAAGAGTCTTGGGATGAGGGTGACGCAGCAACACATGTGCGGGCCATTGGTGATGGTGAAGGCGAGTCCAAAGTCATGTCGGATCCGATCATCGACACGGTACGGGAAGCTGCTGGCTGGCCGCGCACCGAAGAACGCAAGTCCTTCTCCGGCGTGACCGTTCAGACCACCATTGATGCCCATGCCCAAGCCCTTGCTACGTACCTTTTTGGCGGGCAAGACGTCCTTGAACTGACAGCCCGCAACCCGACAGGCCGCGAGGACTTCACCCGCCTGGGGGAAATCACTTTGGGCAACACTGCCCGCGCAATTATCAACACTCCACAGCTCAAGCGTGACGTCGTCTGGCCGGTCGTTGGTTGGTCGCTAACCACGGAGACGGGCATTTACAAGCCTGTACTGGCAAAGATCGGAGTACCCGATGGGTAGCAATTCACTGACGCCCCGCTCTTTCGATCTACGACAAGCCGCACGGGCAAGGGAAGAAGAAGAACGACGCAGGGAACAAGCGACATCGGCCCGAAACACCAGCAGCACAACTGTTGGCGCAGGCGGCCGCCTGGATATTGACGGCGGCGACATCACCGTAATGAACGGCGGGTCCGGTGTCGTCAAGGATGGCGGCATCTGGCGCATTGAAGACGGCGGCGGACAGGAGATGACCGGCAACGGCGAAATGGTCATCGTCGGTCAAGGCCTTGACCCGTTCCTTGGAACGCCGGTCGCGTCGCGGATGAAGTTCGGCAACCGGATCGCGCACCACACCTACACTGGTGCGGACTTTCTACAGCCGGGCATCTACATGGAAGGCGCTACACCAAAAAGCATCTTGGAAACTGCCCGCCTTACGGGGACTATCCAGGGTGACGGGCTAATCAGCCGAAGCGGGCGGCGACAGAGCGAAGGTCAGCCAACTGCAATCAAAGAGCAGTCATCGTCCGCCATGTCCCCATGGTCCGCCGCGCTGAGAACGGTCCGCTACGACGCCACCATAAACTCTGACGGCGAAGATGGGCTCATAGGGCTCAAGCGCAACGTCGGGGTCAGCACCAACCCTGATGCGGTGATAGCTACCTACCAGAGCCGTGAAACCGACCATGACATCACCTTGTCTCTTTCAGACGGCTCGAATTCCAACGGGGTCAGCAAGTCCGGCGCGGTACTGTCCTTCAACTCTCGGGTTGTGGATCCATCGAGTAGCTGGGTCTGCCTGGACAAGGGCGGGCTACTGGACTTCGGCGCGAAGATCGGCGCCAAGGCTGTAGCCATTGACTCGAAGGTTGCGGGCAAGCTGCAACTAACAGCGACCGATGGCGTGGACATCGCCGGGGCGTTCACCGTCAACGGGGCTCCGGTCGGTGGCGCGGTGAAGTCGGTCAACACGAAGACCGGCGATGTGGTGCTTGGCAAGGCTGATGTTGGACTCGGCAACGTGGACAACACCAGCGACGCAAACAAGCCGGTCAGTACGCCGACAGCAACCGCACTGGCGGGCAAAGCTGCTACCGTCCACACGCACACCATCGCCCAAGTGACCGGGCTGCAGGACGCCCTCGACAGCAAAGTGTCTACCGGGGTTCGTCATGCAGAATTCACCGCCACCGGCCCTCTCCCAAGCAGCGACGCAATGGCGCCAATCGGAGTCACCCTCACCCCGGATGTTGGACAAACCACCGGCAACGACTTCGCCACCATCGGCGCCGCATCCCAGGTAAACCTCACCCCGGGGGTCTACACAATCTTTTTCATGGGCGACGCAGGCGCATCCATGGGCACATTCCCGATGGCTGGACTAGTCAACGTTGCCACGGGGGTCTCGTACATCCAATCGCCCTACCCTTCCGGTGAGTGGAGGGCCAGCGCACAACGGACCATCTACCTGCCATCTGGTGGGGCAGTCCGCTTTGAAATCAGGCAAAACTCTGGCGCGGTAAGAACTTTCGCCCACCGCGTAGTCATCGACAAATGGAAATAGGAGGCCACCATGGCCCAAGCAAATGTTGGCATTCAACTCCCTGGCCGCCGCGTAGACCTCAACGGTGAAATCCCTGACGAGATCGCATATGCCATCGTCCAACAAATCACCGCCCTACTCATCGCCACACCACCCGCGACACCAGCCCCTGACGTACCTGCCGTCGAGTCAACACCGGAGCCGCCCAATGCCTGAATGGATCACAAACCTGATAGCTACGGACCGTCTCCTGACTGTCGGATTCATCCTGTTTATTCTCTGGCTTTTCGGGAGGTCAGCCCTGAAATCGTGGCCGTTCGTCAGCAAGCTAGTCACCCTTGTGAACGCCTTGGTGGGCGATGGGCCGGGTACGGGGATCGTAGACCGCATGGCCTCGCTTGAGGAGACGAACGTGACCCTGAAAGAGCATGTGGCTACGATCCACCACGAGACCACACCGAACCATGGCGGGTCCATCAAAGACGCCGTGGCACGAATCGAAAACGGCCTCGACACGGAACGCACCACGCTCTCCGACCACATTAGGGAGACCGAGCCGCTCATGCCGATGCTCACCGACATGCACCGAAAATACATTGGCGATAATCCGCACCAAGCCACCCCAACGGGTGGCTGACTCATTTAAGGAGGCATCATGGTCAACTACATTTGGCCGGTCCCGGAAGGTACCGGCATAAGTCAGGCCTTCGGGGCCGACCCGGGCGGCTTCAATCCTGCCGGAGGGCACACCGGAACTGACTTTTTTACCGTCATGAACACACCGATCCGGGCCATAGCTGCCGGGGCAGTGTTGCATGCTGGCTGGCTTGACGGCGCGTACTGGGACAACCCTTGGCTGTTGGAACCATCCTTCGCTGGCATCGTCGTCGTAATTGACCACGGCCCGGTCATCAGCATCTACGCCCACCTCAACCGCACCGACCTGATCTCCGGCGACCGGGTTACGCAGGGCGAGGTGATCGGGCTGTCAGGCAACACCCGCGACAAAGTCAACACGTTCGGCCCACACCTGCACTTCGAAACACTTCCAGACCGCTGGACCGTCAACAATGGCACCTTTGGTCGCGTAGACCCGGCCCGGTACTGCGCCGGGTACTGGAACGGGATCACCGGCCAAGCCACCAACATCACACCAATAACACCATCCGAGGAGGATGACATGGCATCACCGGAAGAAATTGCCCAGGCGGTTTGGTCCCACCCAATCACACTCAAGGACGGTACAAAGGGTCGCGCCATTGACCACTTCGTGAACCTCTGCAGCGACATGAAGCAGGTGCCCAAGCTCGGGACCGTGTTCAAGTCCTTCGACGGCAAGACGGAGGCCCGCTTCATGGACATCATGGCAAACCTCGGCCCGGACGTCCGCGCCATCAAGACCGTCACGGACCAGCAGGTGGGCAAGTGACCGGCCGGCGTGTGGCATCGGTGGACCACGCGGACGCGTGGCAGAGAGCCCTCCGAACCTTATGGCAGGGCTTCGGAACCGACGCGCTCATTGCCATCGGTGCGGGGCTAGTCCTTCTGCTGGACGGCGGTGACGTGACCTCACCCCTGTTCTGGGCCGCGGTCGGGGTGCTCATCATCAAGTCCATCCTTGTGGCTCTGGCCAGCTACTTGCAGCGGCTCCGCAAAGCACCCAACCCCTTACCGGAGCCACCCTTGCCAGAGCCCGACCCGCCGCTCACTAGCGACTACCGCGAAGCTGTGAGCCGGGACCGCCAATCCATCTACGGCGACGACGGCAAGTAGCACCCACTAAGAAGCGCCCCCACCTTCATAGGTGGGGGCGCTTCTGGTGTTTAACGCTATTTGCCGAAGACATCCTTCGCGGCGTCCTTGACGTGCTCGCCGGCCTGCTTTGCTTTCGCCGCGGCCTGATCTCCGACGCCCTCGGCTTGAAGCTTTTCGTTGTTGGTTGCATCTCCCAGGGTTTCCTTCGCCTTACCGGCTACTTCCTGAGCTTTGTTGCTGATCTTATCTCCGAGACCCATAAGGTCCTCCTTCAATTCGAATCCAACTAGTACGCTTTCAACCCTAGGAAAGAAATCTGAACGTTTCCTGAACGGTTGGCGCTTGGCCTGCGTATGATCCCTTAGTTGCCTGCGACGACAGCCATGGCCGCCATGAGTGCCCTGGTCACTTCGGCCTCTTTCACAACATGACCGTAGAAGCTGTCGCAGTTCATGCACGTGTAGTCAATATCCCAAGACCCCTCGCCCTCAAGGCGATACCAACGGGCCCGCTCAATGATCACGTACTCGTCGCTGTCACATACCCCGCACCAGATCAAATTGGCGATCGATCCCTGCGCGATGGCTGGGGCATGGTCATTTACCTTTGAAGAATCGTGCTCAGACATTCAAGGTCACCCTCTCACAACAGATGCATGGAACCTGCAATGGAATTGGTGGCATCATTTTAGACACGCGAAATCGGCGCAGTCTAGAGTTCCGGGGCAGAGATTTTGGGCCAGCGCCGTTAACGCTCCGGCCGCACCGACACGAGCCGCATCCCCTTAGGAACCGTCCGCTGTAGCTGTGCGAAACCCGCCGTGTAGTCCGCGCAATCGACAGTCGTTTCCTCGACGGCGCCTGTCTCGATGGTTTCCAGGATGGCTTTGATGATCATGGGAAAAGCGTAGACCGAGGCTCTGACACTCATTTGCTGCCGCAGCGCCAGGACATTGTTGGGCCCCATTTACCTGAGGATAAACGGAGCCCATACCTACGGTCTACGCCTTCCGAGGAGCTTCCACAAGCCCCTACGCCGCAACAGCATCCATGGACCTCTCCGACCATGACACGCGATCCAGTCCAAGCACCAGTTCGAAAGTCACCAATGGCGTGCGTGGGTTGTGTCCGATCCTGGCTTGCACCCGCCACACCTCCATATCCATCAGGGTCATCTCACCCTTAGGCATGCGCGTTGCCGTGGTCCACCAGTCGGTGCGCTCGTACCAGCGCACAGGCTCAGGTGCCACATGCCACGTCCTGCCGCCACGGATGAACGATGCGGGGGCGCCTGCCGCCGTGGTTACCTCGATACTCTCCATGGCAAGGACTGTAGGTGGAGGGGCTGACATTCAATGGCAGCACGAAGCCACGCCCTCTGTGACCGCAGATGGTGGGTTGGCTCGTGGTTGCCGACTTTCATTCTTACCCATTGATCTAGGCCGTCACGGGTCGTAGAATCTTGATCGTTGGCCCGTGGAGCCGAAGCAAGCGATCCCGGTAGTGATCGCTTCAGCGCTTCGAACGACCATGGCTAACTGCATGCAGGGAGTTTCTAGGCAAACCATCGCAGCGGGTATTGTGGGTGTCCGGAAACTCCCTGCATGAAACCAACGCATTCCACCCCTGCAAGGAGTCGTTGGTTCACCGTGGAGTGTCTGGCGAGTGGGCGTCGTTAGTAGCGGCCGCCATGGACGCCATGAGAGCGGCAGTAACGACAGACTCCATGACAACGTGCCCGTAGAAGCTGTCGCACTTTGTGCAGGTGTAGTCGACATCCCAGGACCCTTCGGCAATGCGATGGCGCCATCGGGCCCGTTCGATCAAAATGTATTTGTCGCTACTGCACACGACGCACCAAATCCCGTCCGCCTTCGTTTCCTGCACGATGGCTAGGATCTGTTCATCCGTTGGGGACGCGGCTTTCTTGACCATTAGAGGTCACTCTTTCCAGGCACATAGGTGAGACCAGAGGTGGGATGGGTGTCATTAATTCTAGACCTGGACCAATCGGTCGTCGAGAATACGTTCAACCCCTTCACGAGCCTGCCGAAAGTCCGGAGCCATGCGGCTCGTGACTTCGCCACTAAGGGCGTAGTCACGGCATGCCCGGTCGATACTCAGGATGGCATCAGCGATGACGGTCCCGTTTCCGTGTCAAGAACGTACCCACGTACGTATTGCCAAGCGGTTTTGCGCGTTCCATAATTAACGCGTGTTGACTGTCTGGCCCCGGGGCGTCAATGAACGGGCCGCTCTCGTGTAGGAGCCACATCCGCCAGCACAGTACAGGTAGCCATCGACAGGGAAACCCTCGATGGCTACCTTGCGGAAGTCCACATATGGCCACGCAGCAAAAAGCCCCGCCCACTTGGGTGTGGACGGGGCTCAGGGGAGTGGCGGCTAGACGGCTTCGACGTAGAGCAGGCCGCTCATCCTTTCCAAGGCGTCCCGAACGATCTTCTGATTGCCGCGAGAACGATACGAGCGGGTAACCGCTCTAGATGAGTGCCCTACGATCTCCATGATGACCGCCTCTGGGACTTCGGCCTCATATAGAAGATCTACTACTGTATGCCGTGCGCCATGCAGCGTCACGTCATCCGGCAGACCAGCTTCTTTGAGTACAATCTTCCATTCCTTGGACGCATCAGCAGGGTCCCACGGTCGCCCGGCCCGCTGAAAAACCAGCCCCTCGGTGCGGTCTCCAATGTACCGGCGTAGGATCGTTGCCAGCGGCTCCACCAGAGGCGGAGTGCGCCATCCGGCATTCGACTTCGGCCGAGTGAAGTAAAGGTTGCCCTCGATGTGCCTGTACTCGTAATCGGCCGGCGCTGATTCAATGTCCTTCACTCTCTGGATCTGCCATGAGAGATCCAGGATGTCGCCAACCCGGTCAACTTCCAGGCCAATGATCTCGCCTCGCCTCGCGCCCGTCAGCAAGTAGCTCGCCCACATGGCCCCATTCGGGTGAGTGGCAAGGTGCAACAGCAGCGTGACGGCCTCGTCAACCGTAAGCGCCTTCTCGTTCGTCGCCCGCTTCGTTGGCCGGTCAACGAGCTCGCACACGTTTCGACTCACCTTGCCTTGCCTCTTAGCCATCTTGAGCGCGCCGGATAGGGCATTGTGGATTAGCAGCGCATAGGTGCTTGACAAGTATTCGGTGCCATCCGGCGGGTCCGACAACTGCCGCATGGCCTTGTCTTTGGGTGTACCCATCACCGAGTTGTGCAGCCTGCTCACATCCAGTGGCGTGAGTTTGTCCAGGCGCTTCTTCCCCAACGCCGGGTTGATGTAGTCGCGGAACGCGACGCGATACCCGCTGACGGTATTCGGAGCCAGCTTCTTCGCCCGCTCGGCCAGCCAGTGCTCCGACCAGTCCGAAAGTTTGACACTGCTGGTTTCGAGGTTCCCAGTTTTTTCTAGCTCCGCTTGGAGCTTTCGCATTTCCTTGAGTGCTGCGGCCTTGCTTTTGCGTCGAAAGTCTTTGCGCCTGCGATTGCCGTTGCTGTCCGGCGGAAGCTCCAGCCGGACGCGCCAGTACCCCCTACTGTCTTCGGTGATGGAACCTTCACCCTTGCCCCTTGCCTTTGTCTTCAT